ATTTCGACCACTTCGATCCAGACTCCCTCGACTTTTGATGTCCAGCAAAATCCGCGCAGGTCACACCGTCATCAAGGTCTCGCTTCCGCAAGATGAAGTCCTGCCCTTTAAGCATTTCTGCCTAGACCAAGGCACCACCATGAGCGACTTTGCACGCTCTGCCATTCAGGCCTCGCTACGCACCTCTGCAAACCCCTTCAAGCTCCCCGTTGGTGCCACCGTTTTTGCTGATGCTGTAGAAGCCGCTGCGCGCGCCTCAGCGGGCATCCCCAGAACTCAACTAGAAGCCATCACCGCTGCTGTCGTCATCGCACTCAATGAAAACGCTTCCGTTTGATACATGGTGTTCTGATTACGTCGAGTTCCTAGCCTCCTGTGCTATCGACGCCCACCATGACCGCATACAACGCGCCTACAACCGCGTGACAGCTGAACCAACCATCACCCAACTCGAAGGCGACTGCATCCGCGTCTGCCTAGATGGCAACTGCGGTTTCGTCTCCTCCTTCCACCTCGTAGAACCTAAACTCAACCAACTACGTGCCGCAAATGACAACTCCACAGCAAGCCGTGAAAAACCTCCGCACCACACCAACCAAACCCGGTGCTGAAGACATCGAAGCCATGAACAACCGCGTCCTAGCTCTCGAATGGCTTTATCGCCTCCAAGGGCGCAAAGACGCCAACAAGCCACTTCGCTGCACCTACACCGGCCTTTGGCAATCCTTACACTAAGCTCAAGCAAATATCGTTAGCCCTGGTCTGTGACCTCGATTAACTCGCTAGTCAGTGATCATAAAAACGCGCGGCGTCGTACCGATCGCTCTGCAGAACTCATTAAAGAGTCCCTGCAACGCTATGGTGCCGCGCGCTCCATCGTCATCGACGAAGACAACCGCATCCTCGCTGGTAACGGCACCATCGAAGGTGCCAAAGCAGCAGGCATCAAAAATGTCCGCATCATCGAAACCGAAGGCGACGAAATCATCGCCATCAAACGCAGCGGGCTATCCGAAGACGAAAAGGTCGGCCTAGCACTCGCAGACAACCGCACCGCTGATCTCTCCGAATGGGACCAGGCGATGCTCCATCGCCTCTCCGAAGAACACGACCTCTCACCCTGGTTCGATCAAGACGACCTCGACGAACTCCTAGCCGTAACCGAACTCGAACCGCAGCAGGGCAACACTGACCCCGACGACGTTCCAGAAACACCAGCTGACCCCATCACCAAACCAGGTGACCTCTGGCTCCTCGGAAACCACCGCCTCCTCTGTGGTGATTCCACCAACATTCAGCACCTAGAACGCTTGATGGATGGCAAGCAAGCCAATCTTTGGCTTACTGACCCGCCCTACAACATCGCCTACGAAGGCGGCTCGAAAAAGCGCAAAGCCATTGAAAATGACTCAATGGCAGCTGCTGACTTCCGTCAGTTCCTAAAAGACGCCTATTCCGCTGCAGATGCCTGCCTTTGTCCAGGTGCAGCCTTCTATATCTGGCACGCCGATTCCGAGGGCTACAACTTCCGCGGTGCAGCACTAGACATCGGCTGGCAGGTTCGCCAAACCCTTATCTGGAACAAAAATAACTCCGCCTTTGGACGCTCTGATTTCCACTGGAAACACGAGCCCTGTCTTTACGGCTGGAAAGAAGGCGCTGCTCATTCCTGGTACAACGATCGCAAGCAAACCACTGTCCTCGACTTCAATCGCCCTGCTCGCTCCGAGCAGCACCCCACGATGAAGCCAGTTGACCTCATCGAATACTGCCTAGGCAATAACACACAGCAAAACGCCATCGTCCTTGATTCCTTCGGCGGCTCAGGCACCACACTCATCGCCTGCGAGCGTCAGCACCGTCACGCACGCCTCATGGAAATCGACCCCGCCTATTGCGACGTTATCGTCAAACGCTGGGAAGACTTCACAGGCAACACCGCCGTCTGTCACCCCTCAGACGCTCACTTCAACCAGGAGCAAGAGGAGCTGTTCTGATGGCTAAAAAGTCCACTAAGGTCGAGGTGGAGTACCGCACTAACCGTGTGGCACGCCTTCTTAGCAATGGTGCTGTCCGCTCTGAGGTGGTTCAATACGCCTCGAACGAATGGGGGGTTTCAGCCCGTACAGCAGATGACTACATCGCCCGTGCTCGCGAGGTTCTCAAGGCAGACTGGGACATTGACCGCCGCACCTTCACCGCAGAGTTGCTCTCCCAGCTAGCTAGCCTCCAAAAAGAATGCCGTAAAAATGGCAATCAAGCGCACGTTGCCTTGGGCTGTATCAACACGATGGCGAAGATTGCACACATCCTTGACCCGCAGTGAGCATCCTTGATCGTTGTCCTGGCGGATCGCTACTTGAGCCGCCAGTTGCTGCTACTGACGAAAAGGATTGGGCGCCGTTTGCTACGCAGCTGTATGAGTCGTTGACTGAACCTCAGCGGCAGGTATGGGACACACCCGAGCGATTCGTCATGCTTTGCGCAGGTCGTCGCATGGGCAAAACTTACCTTTGCCTTGCACGTCTAGTCTCATGGGCCATTGAGCAGCCAGGAAGCCTGAACTGGTACTGCACGCAGAACTACAAGTCCGCCAAGCAGATCGCATGGCGACAACTGCGCGAGATGGTGCCCATCGAGATGTTTGCCAAAAAGAACGAGGCCGAACTCTCCGTTGAGCTGACCAATGGCAGCCGCATTCAACTCAAGGGTGCAGAGAACGCCGACAGCCTGCGTGGCGTGAGCCTTAGCAGCCTGATCGTTGATGAGGCCGCCTACGTCAAGCAAGAGGCATGGGAGATGGTGCTACGCCCTGCACTCTCCGATCAAGGCGGCCCCGCTTGGTTTATCACCACGCCAGCAGGCCTGAACTGGTTCCACGATCTGTGGGAACAGGCGCAGGAACAAGACGACTGGCAGACTTTTAGCTTCACCACTATCGAAGGTGGCAATGTCCACCCAGAAGAGGTGGCCGCGGCCAAGCGCACACTCGACGATCGCACATTCCGCCAGGAATACCTAGCCTCTTTCGAGACGCTTTCGGGTCGTGTCTACCCCGACTTCAGCGACGACAACATCTCAGCAGAAGTCAAAGACATCGGCGGAGAAATCTACTGGGGAACTGACTTTAACGTTGGTGTCATGGCTGGCGTTCTGGGCAGTCGTGTCGGTGACACTCTGCATGTCTGGGATGAGATCACTGTGAAGCAGTCAAACACCGATGAGGTGTGCGCCATGCTCAAGGCAAGATTCCCCGGTCGCCATATCGTCGCCTACCCAGACCCGACAGGATCAGCGCGTAAGACCAGCGCAGCAGGTGAAACGGACCACGGCATCATCCGCCGCTATGGCTTCCAGTGCATCAGCCCCAAGCATCCTTGGGCCGTAAAAGACAAGATCAATAGCACCAACTGGATGGTGAAGACGGCTGACGGTCAGATCCGTCTATTTATCCATCCGCGTTGTAAGCACACGATCAAGGCGCTCAAGAACGTCACGTACAAAGAAGGCACCCAGGATTACGTGATCGACAAGTCGGCAGGTATCGAGCACTGGACTGATGGCCTTGGCTACCTGATCCTTGGCGCGTTCAACCAAGTGAAGCCATGGCAGACAGCAAGCGGTGATCGCGCTCAGATCCAAAGGCGCATCAGCGAGAAAAGCAAGATGCTTGGCAGGCGCAGATTGCGCTAGCCATTAAGCAGCATGTCGCCAACCATCTCCTTGAGTGCTTCAGTTTGAAGCATCAAGATGAGGGCGCTCCCATCAAGCCCGCTCTAGCTTGCCAGCTTTTTTCTGCTCCTGCAATCGTTTGATCCAACCGCCAAGCATGGCGCCCACTTCGCCCACTAACGCTTGGGCGGTTTCCAGTTGATGCTCGGTGATCAGTTTGCGCTTGTGATGCACCATGAAGCGCAGCAGAAGCCTGAGCTGTCCAAGGCTGCCGTCGAGGACGTAGCAGCGGCTGAGCTGGCTGGCTTTGATGGCGTCGTTAAGGTGCTGGGCCACCAGAAAGAGCTGCCGAATGAGCAGCTCCCGAAAGGTGCCATGTTTGCGGGGGATCGTTTGCGCGAGCGGGTAGAGGTAGTCGATCACCCGCTCGTACTTCTCCACCATGTAAAGGCCATGAGCCTCCTTAGAGGGATCCGCAGAGGCTCGCTTGCTGGTCATAGAGCTCGGCCCTGTCGGGCCTCCTATGCAAGTATCAGGTGCCGGGCCACAAAGCGAGACCCAATGCTGGCGTGGGCGACGTCGTCGGAGGTCCAAGGAGTGTAGTCCCAGTTGGCACAACGATAACCGGAATTGGCACAACGTGAACCGGAATTGGATCCGTTGTTCCAGTTGCCTCCCAGGTTGAAGCAGAGATGTCGGAGTTTTTCTACGTCATCGCAGCGCATGATTTCACGCTTTGCGGCTTCAACAGCAAACTCGCGTGCAGTGTGCCAATCATTCATCGCTGTGAATAATGCTTGCCTCAGTTTGGCGGTGCCTGAAACGTAGACTGGCCTAAAGCGCAGTCTGGGCAAGAAGTGACCCACCATCCGTACCCGTCAGGTGTGTTCAACGGCCAGGAGCCGCTTGACCCGACGCTTGAGCGCAACCCTGGTAACGATCCAAGTTGGTTGGCGGGTCCGGTTTTGGAGATGAGCCAGCAATGGTTCCCGATTGATGTATGCGTCGGTGGCACGCAGGCATTGCGGTTGCACGCTGACACCTACATCCCGCGAGAACCAGAGGAAGATGAGGAGACATGGCGACGGCGGATTTATCACGCGACGCTTTCGCCATTTACCACTCGCATTGCCGAGCAGGCGGCTGGTCTGCTGCTGCGGAAGCCGATCCAGCTGGTGAGCAAGGATGAGGCTGGCGAGGTTGACCCGTTCTGGCAGGACTTCGCCAAGAACGTTGACGGGTACGGCACCACGATCGACGATTATGCACGCCGCCTTGTGATTAGCAGCCTGCTTTATGGCCACGCTGCAACGATGGTTGACTACCCAAGCACTGAGCCTGCGCCGAACCTAGCTGCAGAGCGGATGCTCGGCTTGCGGCCGTACTTCATCCACGTTGACGCCAAGCAGATCCTTGGCTGGCGGAAGGATGGCGACAGCCCGATCGCACCGATCACGATGGTGCGGATCAATGAGGTGGTGAGCGAACCGCTCGGTCAGTTTGGCGATGAGCTTGTGCGCCAGGTGCGAGTCCTTGAGCCTGGCCGCTGGCGTGTCTACCGCCGCGGCAATGATGATGAAGGCTGGGTGATCTATCAGGAAGGCGAGAGCAGCCTTGGGATGATCCCGCTTGCTCCGGTCTACAGCCAGAAGGTCTCTGAGTTCATTAGCAAGCCACCATTGCTGCCTATCGCCAACCTAAACATCAGCCACGCGCAAAGGGTGGCCGATTTGTGCCATAGCTTGCACGTTGCTGCGTTGCCGATTCTGATGCTCAAGGGCTTCGATGAATCTGGCCCGGTCGGCTTGTCGGCCAACAGCCTGATCATGTTGCCGCCTGAGGGGGATGGCCGCTATGTGGAACCGGCTAGCTCGGCGTTTGACGCTCAGCAATCATTCATCAGCCAGCTTGAGTCTCAGATGTCCAACCTTGGCATCAGCACGTTGTTTGCGCAGAAGGTGGCGGGCGAAACGGCCGAGAGCAAGCGCCTTTCGCGTACAGACTCAGACAGCCTTATCGCCATCGTGAGCAAGAACCTGCAGAACTCGCTACAGATGGCGATGGATATGGCCGCGGCTTATATCGGCATCGAAGCGCCTGAGATCATGCTTGATCGAGATTTTGATCTGCAGGTTCTAGATTCCGGCCAGATCCAGCAGTACATGCAACTCTGGAGCAATGGCGCGATCACCCATCAGACCTTGCTTGAGATGCTCAAGAAAGGCGAGGTTCTGCCAGAGATCGACATTGAGCGGGAGATTGAACTGACCGAGCAGGAGCGTGGCGGCGGCATGATGGTTTCGATGTTGCCGCAACAAGGCGAGGAGGTGGTTGAGGTCGAAGCCGATGCAGACGATTGACCTGTGCGGCTTGGCGTAAGCCAGGCGACAGCGCGCCGCTCGGGGCGTTGACGATCCGCCTGTGGCATGCCATAATAGTTGGTACGAGGGGAGCGGCCCACTCGTAAAACTCAACCGTCGGCCGAACAGCGCACACGAGGCCGTTAAACCCGAGCGCAACAGGGCCTGACTAAGCCTGCATCGCCGGTTGGCCCGGCAACCACTCAACACTCACCATTCATGAGCTTTACCATCACCGGCACCACTGCTAAGTACGGCGCTGAGCGCTGGGAGTTTGCGCCCCAGTCCGCTGATGCGAATAATCCGAAAGCGGTCCGCGTCACTCGCTGGGTAACAGCAGCCAATGGCGGCTGGTACGCCATCTGGGAGGGCCATCACTTCCTCGGCAATGCCCGCAACATGTACCGCGACCGCATCGCATCTGGCTGGGTCGCCGCCTAACGCTCACCGCCGCCACCGGGCCCTTCGGGGCCTTCCGCAGCACTCAGCCATTCAAGCCATGTTCACTCAAGATCAGATCAACTTCATCAGCCAGCTCATTGATGATCGAATCGCGCATCACGCGCAGCTAGATCATCAAAATAGCCGCATGCGTGATTTTCACACCATCGGCGACATCAGGGCTCTCATCCTTGCAAACCTTGAAGATTTCAGATCTTTTTGTTCTGGCGATGAGTTTCACATAGCCACACTAACCTCATTCTTGAAGCTGAAGACAGAGCTCACCGCATACGACAAAGAGCCGATGCCACAAGGCAAGGCGAGCAATCCGATGACTCGTTTTGAATCACAAGTGCAAAGCATTTTCTCTAAATGGCACAATGCCCCTATAGAAAGAGCCGCCAGGCGCGGCTACTACCGATGTGTAGATCCAGAAGAATCTTGAGTGCCAACTGCTTCTGCCTTTTTAGTGAAAACAAATCATGACTCAACGCCTAAGCCCGCCGCATTTGCCTATGCCCGAAAAAATCCGCTCGATTGCTGAAGGCGTCACGCTTGCTGACTTGCTTGAAAGCCCATCAATGGTTTCAGATGTAATCAGCTTGATCTCCAACATTCTGAACCATTCTTGGATGTATGAAGATCTGCAGACGGCAGACGAAGTTGATCTTGAGCGTGACTTGTTTGCGATCTCTCGTGCGTATGGTTACTCTGCCCGCAATGAGGCTTTTTTACACCTGCGCGAGCGACGCAACTTAAAGCTGGTCAAAAAGCACAATGACCATCATTTGCCTTGACAAGGCTGATTGCTCATAATGAATACGGCAAGATCACGTGGCAACGATGGGAACCATTCTGATTTCAATCGGCCTTTTGCTTTTGCCGTTTCTTATCTTGCGTCTTGAGCGTCAAGGGTTCCTAGGTGAAGGTGCAGGAGCCTTGATTGCTTATTGCAGAAAAACAGGGCAGCGCCTGTTACGCAAAGGCCTTAAAGCCATTTCAGCCTCTGTTCAGGTACGGCTTGCAATCGCTGCCATTGCTCGCACGGCACTAAATCAAGGCATCAACAAGCGCGAGGAGGCCAAGCAACGCAAGCGTAAGGCCAAGCGCAGCAGCCAATCTTAGCCCTAGCAAAACGTCAAAACCGTTACTGTAGGGGTAAAGGCGTGGGCCATGATCGAGGTACTTGCTGCTGGTCTTGGCGCGTCGCTGAGTTTTGTCGGCCTGTCTTACACGTCATTCAGTCGTCGCAATAGCGAGACGCGTGAGGCAGTTGTAAGATTAACTGTTGCGGTTGAGAGTTTAAGCGAAAAGCTGGGTGATCTTCACGCTGATCTTCGCCAAAACAAGCGGGAAATATACGACAGGTTGCAAGCTCATGAGTCGCGCATCTCTGGCTTGGAGCACATAGTTGATAGCAGGCGAAACCAGTGATCAAGGCGCGGCAGCTGCTTTTGATAATGCTTGGCGGAATCATGATCGCTCAACTCAGTGTGTTCTGGTTCGCTGGTGTCGAATGCGCAAAGCTGGCAAGGTTTCAACCATCTGCAAGCGAAAACCCTTCATGCCAGAAAGTGAGCGACGATCTGCAACGTGCCGTCGATGCTTACATTGCGGTGATCCTTGCGTTGCTGATACCGACTGATGGCGCGCCGTCTTAGGCCTATTCGATGGGCCCTTTATGCAGCCAGTCCGGGATCCATGTGAAACGCTGATCCGCCTTGCGCACTAGGAAGCGGCCAACCCTGATCGCGATTGGCTTCACCAAGACTTCAACGGCCATCAGCGCAACGAACGTGCCAATGGCCGAGTCTGCAATCAGTTCAATCGACTTCATCTTTAGCCTCGATTTCTAGCGTTGGCTCTTCTGTTTTGGCTGAGCGGCGGCGGCGCTTGGGCTGCTCTACAGGCGCAGGTGCTTCCTTCTCTTCAATCGGGAAGCGCTGTTTGCCGATGTAGGTGTACCGAGTCATGCGTAGGCTATGGCTACGAACAGGCTAAGCGGTGAACGAGCAGCAACTGAAACTGTTCATCAGCCAAGCGTTTGCACTGGCCAATCGTGAGGCAAAGGTGGTGGCGGCATTGG